GATTGAGGAATTTCCAGGAACTGCTGAAAAGGGGCTGGTAACGATTGGCAACAAACTCAAGAAGGAATGTGTAAACCAGACCCCGGAAGGCAGTACGGGCAAACTGAAGAAGGGATGGAAACACAAGGTAACGGGCTATAACGGTTCAGAGCTGACCTATGAGCTGACGAACAAGCACCCAGTTCATCACCTGTTGAACAATGGGCATGTCAAGAAAACGCCCGGTGGCAGGACCGTAGGCTATTATGAAGGCCAGCACTACACGGAAAAAGCCGTGAAGCTGTTCGAATCTCAGGACTTGCAGCCCGGCCTGGAAAAACTCACAAAGAAACTCATCAAGAAAGCAGGCGGCCTATGATTCACGACATCGACATCCTGCAGGCAGTACAGCAGAAACTGAAAGAACAGTTCCCGTATCCCGTGTACCTGCAGGAAGTGAAGGAAGGATTCAGGCCACCTGCATTTTTCCTGAAGTCCATGACCGTAACTTCGCCGCAAGGCGATAAGGACGTATACCGGGATACGGATATTTACATTACCTATATACCGCAGAAACAGGCGGCCAGCACCTCTATCTATGAAGTGTTGGCCGCTGCTGAAGACCTGTTCCGTGACGGGATTGCCGTCCAGGACAGGTTTTTTGCTGTCATGAATCTGAGTGAAGAACTCATTGGACAGGATAACGACGGCGGACGGGTGACGATGACCATCCAGTATTATGACTCCGCCGATGAAACGGAAGCCGCTGAAATCATGAGGGTACTGCATCAGCGGTATCGGGGAAAGGAGACAACGAAACATGAAAATGCCATCCATTAATGTCGTGTTCAAGGAAAAAGGCATCAGCGCTATTGAGCGCAGTGAACGCGGCATTGTTCTGATGATTCTGAAGGAAGAAACGCTGCCTTCAGAAACGGAGACGAACCTGTATACGGCAGATGATATTCCCAAGGAACTGTCGGACAGCAACCGGGAACAGCTGGAACTGGCGCTCCGGGGCTATGTGAACAGCCCGAAGAAGGTCATTGCCGAAATCATCAGCAGTGAGACGGAAGACTATACAGATATCCTGAAGGTTATTGAAAATAAATGCTTTGACTATCTGGTTATCCCGGATATTGAAACATCGCACATTGATACCATCGCCACCTGGGTCAAAGGGATGCGTACCAATAAAGACAAGATGATAAAGGCTGTGCTGCCGGACTGTACGGCAGACACGGAAGGCGTCATCAACTTCGTCAACAAGACGATTCAGACTAAGACCAAGACGTATACGACAGCGCAGTACTGCAGCCGCATTGCCGGCATCATCGCTGGGACGCCTATGACGATTTCCTGTACCTACGCGCCGCTGCCGGAGGTCATCGGCTGTGATGTATGGACGAAAGAGGAAATGGATACCATGGCCGGCGCCGGGAAGCTGTTCTTTTTCTTTGACGGGGAAAAGGTGAAACTGGCCCGGGGCATCAATTCCCTGGTGACCACCGTCCAGGACAAGGGAACGAGCTTCCAGAAAATCAAGCTCGTGGATTTGATGGATATGATGCATGATGATATCCGCACGACGGCCCAGGACCATTACCTCGGGAAATATGCCAACAGCTATGCGAACCGCTGCCTCCTGGTGACAGCCATCCAGGGGTATCTTGACCAGCTGGCCCAGGAAGGGCTGCTGGAACAGGACCAGAACAGGGCTTATATCGATGTGGAATCCACGAAGATATGGCTGGAGTCCAACGGCAAATATACCAAGGCGGAACTGGCAGACATGTCCGATATGGACATCAAGCTGGCCAATATTGGCAGCAATGTGTTCATCGCCGTCAAGGCATCACTGCTGGATGCTATGGAAGACGTCACGATTACCATCAATATCTGAGGAGGTGAAGCCGGATGAACAGTATGGAAGCCAAACGGGTCATGAACGGAAAATATGCCGACCTCTATATCGACGGCGACCTCATGGCCGAGGCAACGGCGTTCAAGGCCGAGGTCACGCTGACCAAGGAAGAAGTGAAGATGCTCCGTCATGTAGGCAAGGGCTACAAGGTCACAGGTTACGACTGCAAAGGCCAGCTGAAACTGCATAAGGTGTCGAGCTACATGATCCGGAAGATGAATGACAACATCAAGGCGGGCAGGCAGACCGTCGTGACCATCGTTTCCGTCCTGGATGACAAGGATGCCATCGGCAGCGAGCGCATCGTCATCAAGGATGCGACCTTTGACAGCCTGATCCTGGCCGACTGGGAAGTGGACAAGATGGGCGAGGAAAGCTACAGCTTCACCTTCTCGGACTGGGATCTCTTGGATTTAGCATAAGGAGAACAAGCATATGAATATGGTAGACCGCCTGCTGAAAGCAGATGTAGTGAACAAGCTGGCCGAACGGCCTGAAAAGAAAGTGAAGATGGAACGGCTCTCGAAGCTGTTCGGATTCGATTTTGTCATCACGCTCCGGGCCATCGACCTGGAACGCTATGCAGATATCCAGAAGATGGCCGTGGACTTTACCAACGGCAGCGCCGATAACATCGACATTTATCAGATGCAGACACAGACGCTCCTGGCGGGGATTGCAGACCCCGACCTCAAGAACAAGGATCTGCTGGAAAAATTCGGGGCCGTACTCCCTGGCGACATCATCCGCAAGCTCTTCCTGGCCGGAGAGATCGCCGACCTTACGGCACAGATTACAGAACTCAATGGCTATACGACCCAGGAAAAGGCGGACAAAGCCGTAAAAAACTGATCCAGACCGATGGCGAAGTGCAGGCGATGTATCTCCTGTTCCGGGAGCATCACCTGCTGCCGTCAG